GGCCGAGATCTCGATCGGGCGGTCGCGGTACCGGCGCTGAAGCGCGTTGTCGGTCACCGGGATGACATCAGTGTCGTAGTTGTTCGCCGGGTTGTCGTAGCTGACCAGGGCCCGACTGTAATGGGTGTTACGCTCGGCGCCACCATAGACGAACTCTCCGTCGATGACGTTGGCCCGGGTGAACACGTAGTCGATGTCCTGGGCGCGCGGCATGTCCGCCTGCATGAACAGCGAGCCGTGAGCCCAGTACACCATGCCCCGGTAGATGGCCGACAGGTCGCGCAGCAGCGTCCAGGCTTCGGCGCGCCCCTGCAAGTTCATGTCGCACAGGAAACGCGGTTCCTGACCGCCGACGCCATTCGGCACCCGCTGGTCGCAATACTGGGCGATGCGGTACATCTCCCACTTGTCGACCATCCACGGCTTGATGCGCTTACCCAGGCCGAAACGGTCCTCTACACAAACCCCATAGGTCACGAACGCCGGGTTGTTGGTCCAGGCCTGCTTGAAGGTGCCATCCCATACCCCGCTGTAGGTGCGGGCCACCGGATCGTAATTGCTGGGCACGGGCCAACGCTTGGCCTTGCACTTCACGGTCACGGCGGGGATGTTCTGGAACTGCTGGGCGTCGAACTCGATGTACAGCAGCGCGGTGTTCGGGTAACGCAGCTTCTGGTCGATGATCTCCGTGTAGCCAGCGATGGTCATCGTGTCCGCAATGGTGCCGCTATTGGCGTTCGGGGTGATCCGGCGCACCCGCAGCATCCAGCCGGAGGTTGCCTTGGGCAGGTTGACGCGTACCGAGCGCTGGTAGCCATTGGTGGTCTTGCCGTCCACCGCGCCCAGGTGCGCCTCGACGTAGGCGCCACCATCAGTAGCGATATCAATGGCGTACTCGATGCGATAGCCATTGGTGTTGCCACTGCTGTCCTGCTGAGCCAGGCGCGGCCAAGCCATGCGCACACGCACGGCAGAAAGCTGGATATTGCTCAGGGCGCGGGTGAACGGGTTGTCGCTGCGCAGTTCAACATTGACGGTGGTCTCGTTCTCGATCGCAGGAATGCCCTGGATGTATTCCTGCTCGACCGAGCCTGGGCGCCACTCCCATTTCACGCCCGGGAAGTTCACGTTGTCGCTGGCATCCATGATCGGGGTGTTATCGAGGTAGATGTCACGATCGGTCGGCTCACCGTCGAACTCACCCTCGCCCACGGCAATCAAGATCTTGCCAATGTTCGTCGACTGCAGGCTGTCAGGCGCCTCAATAGACGTTTTCGGGTTGCTGCCACCGCCCTTGGCGCCGGTGATATCCAGTTGATCTGCTGGGCCCATGCTTTCCTCCGGGCAAAAAAATACCGCCCGGAGGCGGCTTGTTCGCTGAATCGGCCCTAGGCCTTGTCCTGCGCCTCAACCGAGGCTGAGATAATCGCCCCGCCCCAACGGCGCTCGCCGATGCAGATCGGTACAGGGTTGCCGCTGGCGGTGGTGTTCTTGGCGCTGCCGAACGCGTAACTCGGCAGGTTCTCAGGTGCGGCACTCTGAGACAGGCCCTTGGCCTGAGGGCTGAGCATTTGGATGACTCCGCCGGCGGCCATTGCTACACCTACGGGAAGAAGGGCTTGGAACCCAGGGACGGGGATGAAGGAAGCGGCAATCAATATTGCGCCAATAACTGTCTGCAGCATCCCCCCACGCTTACTGCCAGCAACAACCGGAACGATTTTCACAACCTTCGCTCCGCCACGACCGAATTCGGTTTCACCTACATTTGTACCGTTGCGGTAGATAGCGAAACTCATTCCCAAGCGGGACAGCCGATCAACCTCTTCCTTGAATCCTGGCAGCGTGATCGTCAGCGCTTTCAGCAACTCGCGCACGCTGCCAGTATCCAGCAGTCGCCGGTGCCACCGTCCAAGCGCTTTGCGCAAAGTTCCTGAAAACTCGATAACGGTCATTTCTTGAGACATGCATTTCTCCAGACGAAAAAAAGCCGCCAAGTGGCGGCTTATTGCTTGAAACAGCGTTCAAAGGCAGTTTTTCACGGACGAAGTAATCTTTGACCTGCCCATGGTTATTCCTGGCATCCGCTGATACAGCCGCACCTCGCTGCCGTGGGCCGTTTGTTTGATTTCCAGAAGCTCGTTGGTCTGACCGATCGATTCAGCTGAGGAAATCAATCGGTAGCCCGTAAGAGTCTCACTCATGGTTGCCCCGGCTTGGTGCTCTTGCCATTCAGGCAAAACGCACAGCGCGTATGCCTTTGGTGCCTTCGTGGTTTCTGCCACGATCGTCGGGCTACTCTTGAGTAAATCACCGGGCGTTGTGCACCCCGCCAGCAGAGCCAGCCCCACCGCCCCGATCAGAATTCGCATGTGATCCCTCCTTGTTGATGGCGTAAATCTACCATCTGTTCGGCCCGGCTCAAAAGCATGCAGGCCCCTACTAGACTGAAATCCAAGAGTAAAGATTTTGTATTTGCTGCCGAAAGGTGGATTTCACCAGAAGGATTCCACCATGATTTCTCGAATTAGTAGCGCTCTTTCGCTAATCACACTCCTGACAGCTACTTCTGCTGCAGCCCAGCAACTAGCCGCTGAAACTTTTCCTCATACACCATCGATCATTCACGAGAAAATGACCTATAACGGTGAGGTCATCTATGAAGCAGACGTGGATATGGCAGGTCCCAAGCCCAGGTCGATTGCCCTGCAAATCACGGTCGACGACTTTTCGCGTACCTGCCTTTCTACCGTAGGCAGCGTATCCACAGAGCAGCATGAGCGACGCTCTGTTAAGGGTGTTACTGGCTATCAAGTCAGCTGCGTGGTCACCACGCTTTCTCCGACTGGTGACGCTAAGGCGGATGTTGTTTATACCATCCAAGACCCAGAAAAAAACGTTAGGAAATCGGGTCACGTCAAAGCGAACTTCCAAGAGGGGAAGGAGTACAAAACCGTCAACAACGGCTCGCAGGTGACGCTGCTCCTGCGCAGCTACTGAGCCAGGCCAGTCTAGTGTCCAGGGCACCTACCCTGGGCACATATCCAGCGTGGATGGAAAGCCTATGAGCGCACGACCTTGAAGATAGCCCCAGATGCAAAAAGCCCAGCGCGGGGCTGGGCTATGCAGTCAGCTGAAAACCCACCAGAGAACACCTGCAATCATCAGCCACGTCACGACGTGCACCCACATTGGTGTCGGCGCGGCCTGGGCGGCACCTTTCTTGCCAGATCTGTAAAGCTTGGATGCCGATAATCCCGAACCAGGAATTCCGGTGGTCACTCGCGTACCACGCTTGCTTAGATTGGCGGTGATGCCCTTACCCCCAACCGATGTGCTTACACCGCTTTTACTGAGGTTGATGCGCACGCCTGGTGCGACCTTGAAGCTTTTCCGAAAACGCAACGCCATGGCTCGACTCCTTGAGAAAGGCAATAAGCCATCATCACCTAAAGCGGATGCACTCTCCAGCCTGGCCAAGCATCCAGCATGGATGAAATGCCAGTACCGCGCCACTATTTCGCCATAGTAACTTTGCGCCTCCCAACGAACCGCCTCGGTCCGTTGCCGGAAAGCCCATGGACTGGGGCAGAAATAGCCAAGGAGATCACATGACAGACCAGCGCGTAATCGAAGTAATCAATTCGCACGGCAACGATATCAAAGACATCAGCTGCGTCATTGCCGGGCTGCTTCATCAGCTTCGTGCAGCACAGGGCCCGGAAGGTGTAGAAGCAGCACGCCAGTTCGCTGTATCGGTTGCACATCAGATGTCGGGATCTGGGCCAACCGCTCCAGACATCACCCGAATCAATCACGTCTTCAATCAGCACAAGTAGCGGGGTCAGGGCCGGGCTCTGGCTCGGCTCTTTCATCTTCCAATCCAGCGCCATCTGCAATTGGAATGTAGGTTAACTCGCTATTTTCTTCCATAACCCTCTCCTGCGGCCTGGCCGCTTCATTTCGCGTCCCGATGACGCAACACAAGGCGCGTCCGATCGAGCCAGGGCCCGCCGAACACGATGATTTCTGATGGGCGCCCAAGCAGGTGGTGCAGCATGAAGGGGCCAGGGCCGAAGACCTGGGCCTGCTCGTCGGGCAACTGGGCGTCGCCGCCCAGGTAGATCCCCGCATGGTTCGGGTGCGCGGTACGCCCCACGGCCATAACGATCATATCGCCGCGCTGCGGCTGACTGACCTGGTAAAAGCCCGCGGCCTCATAGGCCTGCTCGTAGAGGCTTGGGCCGTCTGCTTGCTCCCACCACCCTTCATCACGGGCATAGGCCGGGAACTCAAGGCCCCACTCCCGCTTGTACCAATCCGCGCAGACCTGCCAGCAGTCCCAGGCGCCGTGCACGAACGGTCGCCCCAGCAGTGGCGTGTGGCCGGTTGGGGTGATGCTTCGCAGGTCGCCTTCCGGCCACGACAGGATGTGCCAAGGCAGGCCTGTGGCCTCACACATGGCCAGGTCCCGCGGCGACGGCCTGCTGGTCGCGTCCGGGTGAGAGTGCACGATGCCGACCACCTCGCCCTGATCCTCGGCTGCCGCATACTGCTCAGGCGAGATTCGGAACTCCTCGGCCGGATCGGTTGCGGTGTTCTCACACCGGATGTACCGATGGGAGCGGCCCACGGCGACGATCAGCCCGCAGCACTCACGCGGATACTCTGCCGCAGCGTGCGCTTGCACGGCGGCGATGATGTGTTTGCGCATGGTCAGCTCCGTGCGATGAGCGAAACGGCAGGGAAGCCGCCGAAGGGCAACTGGTTGCCCTGGCCGTGACGAACCGTGCAGCCTGAGTCCAGGCAGCCATTGCACTGGTCCTTGGCTGGATCGTTGGTGGGATTCCCGTCGAGGTCGAAGTACGGACCTGTGTAGCCGCAGTTCGGACCGCGATACCCAGCGGTCATTGCCCAGTGGCACAGCTGGGTCATCTGCCGGCCGATCGTCTCGCCACCAACGTCACCTGGGCTGGCCAACTCCCAGGCAACCGTGGTGCCGTTCTCGGACACCTTCTGATCGATGTACCAGACCTCAATCGCCTCCTCGGTCGGATCAGCGTCGGGGTTACCGCCTGGGAAATTTACCGCGTCCAGGTAGCGCGCCATGGTGTGACGTATGGTCAGCTTGAACTCAAGCAGGTTGTCGAAGGCCAGGCACAACGCTGTAATCCTGCCGTTGACGTTACCGACCGTCAGCGTGGGCCGCACGGCGGTGCCGTCCGAGTTCGCCTCGATACCGTCAATCTGCATGGGCCAGGCTCCGTACTCATTGCCCTGCCACCAGATTGATTTGGCGGGCAGCTGGTCGGCGTTCGCGCCTGCCGCTGCCAGTTCCTCAGGCGTGTGCGGTATCGCGTGCCCATGGAACCGCAGAGTGTCCGCGCCGAAGTCCGAGCCATCCAGCTCGAACAGCAGCGCCTCGCTGCCAGGCTCCAAGCTCTGGATGTCCTTGATCAATGACATGGTGAATCCTTACGGGTGAAATGCCCGCTCGAAAGTGGCGGTGACTTTGAATCGGCCACCGCCGACGGGCGTGGGCTTGGGGTCAGTGCAAGTGAAGAGCCCGAGATCCCCGAGCGGTGTCGACCAGAGAAAAGCCTTGGCGCCGCCGTGCCGGTCGAAGAACTCCATGATCATGCGAACCTGGGCCTTGGTTCCCGTCACGGTGATCGGATAGCTGTCTTCCTTGTTATTGGGGCCATCACCCACTGTCTGCCGGTAGCCTCCGCCGAAACGGGACTCGCGGACCCGGTAGCTGATCTCCGGCGTTTCACCGCGCTGCGTCGGCCAACTGAATTTTTCGATGGCCATCAGCGCCTCCCTTGTGAATTTCGGTAGCTCACCCCGCCCGGTCGCCAAGAATCAGCGACGGCCTTTTCTGCAGCAACCTGCAACTGCTTCTGCATGTTCTGTTGAAGCAGTGCTTGGTCGAGCTGCATCCCCTCGTTACTGCGGTCTTCCATGACCAGGCTGATCGGAGCCGACAGGCTAATGGCGGTTCCAGATCCTCCTCCGACTGCCCTGACGCCTAATTGGCCGCCGGACGTGCGGGTCAAAGGCATGACAGCTTCGTCGCCAGCCTCGCCCATCACGCCAAGCTTGCCCCCGGCCATGCCGAAGGCCGTGGGCGTGCTGACGATGGAGTTGGTGAATGCGCCCCCGTTGGCGAACATTTGCACACCATTCGACCAAGCCCCGCCCAGAGCCTGGGGGAAATAGGCACTGCCGTATCCGGCCTGCGAAGCCCCGAGATTAGAGGAAACAGCACCTGCGGAACCGGCAGCCAGACCATTTCCGCTACCCCCGCCAAAATAAGCAGAGGCCGTAGTGGCGCCCCAGCTCACCAGGCTGCCGAGTAAACCTGATGCGGCACGCTGCGTCTCGATCCTTACCATGTCGGCCAGAATCGATTTAGTGAAGTCCGCGAACGAGAACTTGCCGGTCATGGCGAAGTTCACGACCGCGTCCTCCATCGAGCTGAAGGCGTTGGTGAACAGGGATCTTGTCTGCCCGGCGACATCCCGGGCCTGTTCCAGGTAGTTTTGGAAGGCCGAAGATGCGCCCTTGCGCCAGTCGCCCTGCGCGACCGTCATCTGGTCGTAGTTGGCGATGATCGTTTCCTGAAGGTCGCTTTCGGTCTTGTTCAGGGCCGCCAGCTTTTGGTTGTACTCTTCGAGGCTCATACCTCGGGAGCCGTCACCGTACTGATTGGCCAGGTCCAACCGCTGCTGGTTCATCCGGTCGGTGATGCCGTTCTGCTGATCCTGCAAACCACGCTGGCGATCCCCAAGCCCAAGGCCATCGGCGGCACGCTGCCCCTGCAGCCGCAGCGCCTTGACCTGCTGGTCGAGTGCGTCGGTGTAGGTCTGCACTGCCCTGGCCTGTTTGGCCAACCGGCCTTGCTCATTGGTCGCCAGCACCGAAAGCTCGGTGTCGGCGTCCTTCTGCGCTTTGACCATAGCGGCCCGAGCGTCGGCGATCTTTTGATCCATTTGGATGCGCTGCTGGGCGGTGGTGGTGGTGCGCCCTTTGGCTTCCTCAAGAGCTTTGATCTCGGCCTCGTAGGCGTTGGTTACCTCGGCCTTCTGCTGCTCGATCATCGCGGTGCGCTGAGCGGCGTACGACTCCTGAGAGATGATCCCAGCCTTCTGCGCCGCATCCAGTTCCTTCTGGTGGTTCTTGTACTCGGCCAGAGTGGCGTTCAGCGCGTTCTTCTGGTCGTTGAACCCCGATAGGTCGATGGGCGAAGACGCCCCCTTCGGATCCTTGTACTTGGCGTTAATCGCGGCCTTTTGTGCGTCGATATTTGCCTGGGTCAGACGCGCGTTGTTAGGGTCAACGGCTCTTAGGTCTGCAATTTCCTTTTCAAGCTCCTTGAGTTCATCCTTGCGCTTCTGGGCATTGCTGCGCGTTGCCTTGCTGCGCGCGTCGAAGCTGAGAATTGCTTTTTGGCCAGCCAGTTCTGCCTTTGCAGAGTCGCTGTCGAGCTTTGCGATTTCCTCTTTCGCAGCCTTTTCATCCCTCAGGAAGGTCAGCCTGTCAGTGTAATACTCGACCATCCGCTTACGGTTCTGAAACAAGCCGATATCACCAGACTCGGCACGCTGCAAATCTTGCTCTGCGCGATAGATATCAAGATCGATGTCCGGTCGACCGATTTCCTTCAATCGATCGGCAGCTCGTGCAACCAGGTTGTAGCCCTTCTCCCACCAGCTGAGATTCTCAAGAATTTTTGGGGTTCGCTCATTGATGGCGTCGGCGTACTGCTCCGTTGCCAGCTTGACCGCACCAGCGTGATCGCCCTGCTTCTCCAATGCCACGATCTGTGAGTAAACCGAAGCTGTCAGGTAGTGATACTGCTCATTCAGCGCGGCAGATGCCTTCACCGGGTCGTCCGCCAGCTTCACGAACTCCGAGACAGTGTCCGATACAGCCTTCCCAGTCGCCTCGTTCATGGACAGTGCAGCTTGGGTGATGCTCTCGAAACTTTCGCTTGCGATCTTCCCGTTGCCAGCGAGCGTTGCCAGCACGGCCGCAGCAGCACCGGTGGAGCCGACCGTGGCGCTGGCTTGCTTTGCCATAGTGCTCAATTGGTCGGAGGTCACCCCGGCATAGTTCCCCGTGAGGACCAGCGACTTGTTGTACGCATCGGCCTCTTTTGATCCCTTGTAGTAGGCATATCCCAAACCGACCACTGCCGCGGATGCCGCAGCGATTGGAGCCACCACGGCCGCAAGCCGCACAGCAGATGCGCCGGCACTGTTGCCGATTTCAAGGATATTGTGAGCCGCAACCCGAAGATTCCCTTCTGCCAAAGCATTCCCAAGCTGCAGTACATTCTCACGGGCGCCCTTGGTGTGCAGCCCCAAGCTCGAAAAGGCAGAACTGGTCTTTTCGATCTCGGCGTACTTGCCGTCGAGCTTTTTCAGGGCATCGTTGTACTGGACTTGGCTGATCCGCCCTGCATCCAAGTGCTTGCCAAGGTCTTCAACTTGCTTATCCAGCTTCGCCAGGGCGGCCTGCGCTGGGTCGACACTGCCCAGCAAGCTTACCAGCGCTCTCTGCTCGTCCAGGGTGGACTTGACCAGGGCCTGCTGCTGCTTGTCGAGCTGCGCACTGATCTTGAGGAATTCAGCCTCGCCATATGCGCCGGTTTTCGTCAGTCGAGCGAGCGACTCTCGCTGTTTTGCGAGCTCCTGGGTGGACTTGGCGCCAGCGGACAGCGACCTCTCCAGGGCCTGCATTTCATTCATCAGGCCAACAGCGGACTGCTCTGCCCGCTCACCAGCCTTGGTCATCTTTTCCAAGTCGGTGGCCGCCTGAACGGCATCACCAGAGTCGACCCTGATACCGAGCTGGGCAATGGTGGTCATGATCTACTCCATCGATTCGGCCATGACGGCCAAGGCCTCAACCTCCATCACGCGAAGGTCGGGGAAAATGTCGGTGAGGTCGCGGCGCTTGATGCCGAGCATTGAAGCTGTTGCGGGAATGGCGGTGTAATCTAGGCCTGAAGCCCCGCCCGGCCCCCCCCGCCACCG